CTCAAATCCATGTTCATACTGATCTAAGCATCCAGATTCATTATTCCACAAACGTTTGAAATAACTTTCGTAATAACCTTCTACAATATCGTCTGGCTCTGATATGGGGATTAGGTGACCTTTAACTAACCAAAAAAGTCTGTTGGCTTCTTTTCTTACAAATGGACTGCACACAATGTAACTCCTTTGTTATATTGTATTTACAGCATACGTAAATGTTAGCGTAAACTCGGGTGTTTTTTAGCCTATTAAGAATCCGTAGCCTGTACCACCTGAAACAGCCATACTAACTTCAACTTCTAGTTTTTCCATTTCAGCTTGTGCTTCTGCTTTTAAGCTATCGCCATTGAGTGTCGAGCCGCCTTGTGGACCGGCAATAGTAGCAAATTTACTACGTGCTTCGCCTAGCATATACTTACATGCTGCTAGTGTGTAATCTTTTAACCATTGCACTGCAAGATAATCATTTAGTAATTCACTGTCAGGACGATAGTTATAGCAGTAAAGCAATAGTTCTTCTTCTGCTCTAGGACGCTGTAACAGCGTAAGTTTTTTGCTTGTGCTGCTCCATTTAAACTCAATAAAGCTGCCGAACATTCTACCTACTAATTCTTGGTGTTGGGAGAACATATCATATGTTGCTAATCCGCCAAGTTTAGATCCTGACAACAAATATGTATTTGTATAAGCCATGTTAAACGGTTCAAACAAACTGCCGCCGTCTCCGCCGCCAGTACGTGAACCAATTGATCTACGGAATAGCTTACGCACTTCCATTACTTCGTTTGGTAATATATAATCATTTTGATCTACAACAGTTGTTAAGAACATATACGACTCTTCAACAGCATTATCACTACGCTGTCTAAAACGGGTCAATGCCTTGTTAAGTGCAGTTTGATAGTGTATAGGGTCAAGTTCAACATCAACCATACCTCCGCCGAGGAATGTGTTAACATAATCGTATACTTCTTGTTTTTGTGTTGCTAAATCTGCCATATGAGTTCTCCAATAGTATTTATCGTAACTGCTATCTTAACGATAAATATACATAACGAATAGGAGAATAGCTATCCCTCGCTTATCATTATACAAACCGGAACGCGGCAATGATTATCACTTTTTGGATCGACAGATTCAAGAGATGTTTACTGTCGGCGGTACAGATATTAATATCCACAAGTTCCTTGGTGCAGAAAATCCCGCTGTCGGCGAAGGAACTGCTGACCAGCCGACATACGATGCTGTAAAAGAAACCAACATACAAGACTTACTGTTCTTAGAAAATAGAGACAGAAAGTATGATCCCGACGTTTACAATATTCGCGGCATTTATAATGTCCAGGATATAGACTTTGATCTTAGTGCGTTTGGACTATTTTTAAGTAATGATACACTTATGTTAACTATACATATTAATAGTTCAGTTAAAACTCTAGGTAGAAAAATTATGTCAGGTGATGTAATTGAACTGCCACATCTAAAAGATGAATATGCTCTTAATGATTACAGTTTCGCACTCAAAAGATTTTATGTTGTAGAAGATGTAAATCGTGCAGCAGAAGGATTTAGTCAAACTTGGTATCCGCATTTATATCGCTTAAAATTAAAGCAAATTTATGATGGTCAAGAATACGCAGAAATATTAGACTTACCTGCAGAAGAAGGAAGTGACAATACTCTACGTGATTTATTATCAACATATGAAAAAGAAATGCAGATTTCTAATGCTGTGGTTGCACAAGCAGAAGCTGATGCTCCTAAAAGCGGATATGACATTAGTCACTATTATACAGTAAGTACAAATGACGACGGCAGTGTTGCACTACAAACAGCAGACGACACTGACATTGAAGCAAGTAATATAGACAGAACTACAGACGAAGTTACAAGTAGACCAGAACGTGAAGGATATACAGGTTACTTAGTTGGTACTGGTGATGCTGCTCCTAATGGGGCGCCGTTTGGTTTTGGTATAGGGTTTCCTACTAACAATGAAGAAGGTGATTATTTCTTACGTACAGACTTTTTACCAAATAGAATGTTTAGATATGATGGAACAAGGTGGGTTAAAGTGCAGGATGATATTAGAATGTCTCTAAGCAACACGCTTGAAAGACAAACATATAAAACTACATTTATTAATAATAATAAAACTAGTCAAATCGACGGCGAAACTGTTCAAGAAAGACAGAGTTTGTCTAAAGCACTTCGTCCAAAGGCAGATAATTAATGCAACATTTTTACGACGGACAAATAAGAAGATATCTTACGCAAATGATGCGCATACTAGCAAACTTTCCTGTACAAGACGGAAAAGGTGTGCAAAAAGATGTTCCAGTTACTTACGGCGATTTAACACGCCAAGTTGCTAATATTATTAGAGAAAACAGTGAAAACAAATTACCTAGTGCGCCGCGAATTGCTGTGTACTTAACTGGACTAGAACTAGACAAAGATAGACTAACAGATTCAACATATACTCGCAAAACTAATATTAGAGAACGTGCATATGATAGCGAAGCAGGAGAATACTTAAACACACAAGGTAAGAATTATACAGTTGAACGTTTAATACCAACTCCATACATGATGCGCATTAATGCAGATATCTGGACAAGCAATACAGATCAAAAATTACAATTGCTAGAACAAATATTAGTATTGTTTAATCCTAGCTTAGAAATGCAAACTACCGACAACTTTATTGACTGGACAAGTATCAGTGTTGTTAATTTAGAAAATGTACAATGGTCAAACAGAAGTGTACCTGTTGGTGTAGACAGTGAAATAGATATTTGTACTATGACATTTAGTATTCCTATCTATATCAGTCCACCTACTAAAGTACGAAAAATGGGAGTAATTACTAATATTATTACAAGCATGTTTGACGAAACACTGGGTGATATTGAAAGTGGAGTTAGTGCTCCAGTGCTTAATGCATACGACGATTCGCCAAGAGCAGGAATTACAGAAAACGAATTTGGTAGAAAAGCTATATCCGACACTGCTGCTGAAATGGCAAATGTCAACTACAATACATACGGTGCATTTGTAAGTGGCAACAATGCGCAATTATTTTCCAATGGTATTGTTGGTAATAAGAATTGGAGAGAAATTTTTGAAGCGTTGCCGGGCACATATGCTGCTGATGTAAGTCGTATATATTTCACTAGTCAAGATAATTCTAAAACTGTTACAGGAACGTTTACACTAAGTCCGTTTGATGAAACAACAATATTAATAAACTGGGACACAGATAGTTTTCCAAGCGACACTGTAATTGCAGGACGTACAAGTATAGATTATATCATTGACCCTACTAATTACAATCCTACTCCAATTAAAACACCTGGTGTGAGACTATTGCTATTAGACGATGTTGGTAATGCAGATGCTACTGAATCACCAACAGCATGGCAAAACACAGATACTACTGCAACCGTTGCAAGTGCAAATGATATTATCGAATGGGATGGTTCTAAATGGAATACAGTATTCGATGCAAGTGCTGCTACTGATGTCACATACACTACTAATTTAAATACAAGCGTACAGTATCGATTTAATAACGACGAATGGTTATTAAGTATCGATGGCGACTACCCTGTAGGAACTTGGCGTGTTGAACTAGCAGGATAATTGTCCAAATAGCGTGTATTAAGACATACTCGTCTGCTAATTATATGTATGAACAATCGTATTACATGTAGCGGTGCGCTATTTTACACACTAGATACAAATAGATTTTTATTTCTGCACAGGGCGCAAGGCAAGCGTAATAATTTGTGGGGACTCGTTGGCGGCACAAACGAAGGTGCCGAAACTCCGTGGGAAGGTTTAAAAAGAGAAATTGAGGAAGAAATTGGATTTGTTCCTGATATTAAAAAAACACTTCCTTTGGAAAGTTTTATTTCACCTGACAGTAGGTTTTATTTTCATACATATCTTTGTGTTATTCAAGAAGAATTTATTCCTAAACTTAATAATGAACACGATGGATATGCTTGGTGCAGTTTTACTAAGTGGCCAAAACCGTTGCACCACGGCTTGCGCAACACACTTCAAAGTAAAATTAATCTTACTAAGCTAGATACTGTATTTCAAACTATAAATCTTCTTGACAAATAACTCAAAAGAAAGTATAATAGCGTTATGAAAGTATTAATTATTGGCGACATAATAATCGACAAATATATCTATGGAACAAGCACACGTTTAAGTCCTGAGGCTCCTGTGCCTGTAGTAGCACAAAAACATGTTGTAGAAACTACAGGCGGCGCAGGGCTTGTTTACGAAAACTTAAAAAGTCTCGGTGTTGATGTTGAGCTGTTTGAGTATGCATCTAAAAAATGTGTAAAGACTCGTGTTATGTGTGACGGACATTATGTTACACGCATAGACGACGATCATTATGCAGACGGCGTTGAAGTTTGCAACACAATTCTTCGCAACGACTTTAGCAAATACGAGTATGTAATACTAAGCGATTACAACAAAGGTGTATTAGACGAGTCTATTAAGATTATCGAACATCTTAATAAATTTGGATGCCGTGTAATTGTTGATCCTAAGTCACATGCAGAAAACTACGAAGGTGCATGGTTAGTTAAACCCAACGAAAAGGAATTTCAAGAATACTTCCTTAATTGGCACGGTAATATTATTACAACAAGAGCAGGCAAAAGTGTTGTTGCTAAGATCGACAATGAAGTTTACGAAGTAGATGTTGACACTGTTGAAGTTAGTGATGTAACTGGTGCTGGAGACTGTTTCCTAGCTGCATTTGTTTATGCCCTTACAAAAGATTATGATTACAAAAAAGCAATTGAACTAGCAGTTAAAGGCTCACGCGAAAGTGTTCAGCACACGGGCACGTATACGCTTGCTGTAAGCGACTTGGAAGAAAGAGTAGTGTTTACTAACGGAGTGTTTGATATACTGCACAAGGGTCATTTTGAGCTCTTAGCAGAAGCACGTACACTGGGTGATAAACTAATTGTAGGCATTAACAGCGATGCTAGTGTAAAGCGTCTTAAAGGCGAAACTAGACCTATTAACAACCAAATGAAACGTATCAGTCAATTAGAAATATTGTCGTGGGTAGATCAAGTAATCGTGTTTCACGAAGATACACCTTACGAATTAATTAAGGAATTAAAACCGCATGTTATTGTTAAAGGCGGCGACTATACAGTAGAACAAGTTGTTGGACACGACTTAGCAGATGTACATCTAGTACAAACTGTAGAAGGTTATTCAACAACTGGCATTATAGAAGCAAGTAAATAAGAGAATTATGGAGAATTTTAATAAATGACCAATGATGTATTTGTATTTGATGACATTGTGCCAGAGTGGTTATATGAGTCTATTAAAAAAAATATTTTATCAATACCAGTAACGTGCCAACATCATGGCATTGGACCTGATGTAGGTCACTCTTTTTTTAGTAAAATATGGCCGTTATTTGGATTACACGAAATTCCGTGGGAATACAAAGCAACATTTGCTGCACTTAATGATTCTAGAAATAAATTGAGCAAAGAAGACGAAGTATTGCCATTGCACTTAATTCAGTGTCAACTTAATCTAACTACAAAAACCTTAGTAGGAGGAGTACATGCAGATATGGGGCCTCCGGCATGGACCATGGTGCATCTTATTTCTGGTGACACTGGCATGGACTTCTGGACTGATTATCCCGATAACGGTGGCAGAAAAATATGCGAAGTAGATTATAAAGATAACCGTTGTATCATATTTCCAAGTGATATATGGCATCGAGGAATTCCCACAATTGATGTCGAGCCTCGTATAACTTTGGGTTATATATTTGGTGGGCCGCCGCAGAGCCAGCACGAACACGATAACAATATAATAAGTCCTATATTTAAAAAAGATTGGAGTAACAAATTAATGAAAACAGCTGAGAGAAACAAATGAAAATATTAGTTACTGGACATAAAGGATTTATTGGATCGAACATTGCATTATATTTGCAATCGCAAGGACACGATGTAGAAGGTTGGGAGTGGGAACCTGGTATTATTCCCAGTACAGAGGATTACGACTGGTGTATACATACAGGTGCTATTAGTAGTACAACATATACGGATGTAAATCAGATACTAGAACAAAACTTTGAGTTTACTGTAAGATTAGCACAAGTGTGTGAAAACTTTGGTACTAATTTACAATACGCTAGTAGTGCTAGTGTTTATGGACCCACTGAACACTTTACAGAAAATGGTCCATTGCTCCCGCAAAGTCCTTATGCTTGGAGTAAGTACCTGTTTGATAGATTTTTAGGTCAATTTCAAGACGAGTTTGAAATTATTATTCAAGGATTCCGTTACTTTAATGTTTATGGACAAGGCGAAGAACACAAAGAAGATCAAGCAAGTCCAGTAAGTAAATTCACACATCAAGCAAAAGATTTAGGGGTTGTGACATTATTTGAAGACAGTGAAAAATATCTAAGAGATTTCGTATGTGTCGACGATATATGCAAACTACATGAAAAAATGTTCGAAGTGACTCAATCGGGAATTTTTAACGTGGGCACAGGTGTTCCTGTAAGTTTTGATACTGTTGGCAGAACAATTGCTAAAAAGTACAATTCAGATATTAGGTATATTCCTATGCCAGAAAATATTAAGTCGCAATATCAAAAGTATACCTGCGCAAACTTAACTAATTTAAATAGTGTAGTAGATATGCAATGGACAAATGTAGAGGATTATATAAATGCAAGAACCAACTAGATTACAAGGCGTAGTACCCAAAGGTTGGGGATACGAACTTATTTGGGCCACTAACGATAAGTATTGTGGTAAAATTATGTTTTTTGAAAAGGAAGGCGCCCAATTCAGCATGCACTTTCACCGAGAAAAGGACGAAACATGGTTTGTAAACACAGGTAAATTCAAAGTACAATGGATTGACACTGATACTGCTGGGCTATATGAAAAAGAATTAAATGAGGGTGATGTTTGGCATAATCCTCCGCTACAGCCACATAGGTTGATTTGTCTACAAGGCAGTTCTAGCATTACCGAAGTTAGCACAGCTGATAGTGTAGAGGACAATTACAGAGTTGCTCCAGGTGACAGTCAACGGTCAAAGGAAAAAAATGGCTAGGAGTGTATTAGACAATGCGTTTGTAAACAATACTAATCAAATTAATGATAGTAGCATTTACAACAAACCGGTAATAGGCCTGGATCGAGATGGTGTATTGAATGTCGATCTTGGAACATATGTTACCACTCCTATGATGTTTGATCCTATACCGAGTAGTTTAGAAGCTGTTGCATTATTGAGGTCTAAAGGTCATAGGATAGCAGTTATTACCAATCAAGGAGGAATCGAAAAAGGCTTGATGACTCCAGCTGATGTAGATGCAGTAAATAATAGAATGCTCGAGTTACTGGGACAAGCAGGCTGTCCTAGTATTGATGCCATCTACTATAGTGCCAGTAGTCGTAAGAATGACATGTATGCTAAACCAAATATCGGAATGTTTAAGCGATGTGAGAAAGAACATCCGTATATTAAATTTTCAAAAGGTTTTTTTGTTGGTGACAAACTTAGTGACCTAAAAGCCGCCTTCAAAATAGGTGCTAGACCTATACTGGTTAGAACTGGGTACGGCCTAGAAACCGAAAAACAATTAAACAAACACGCATACAAACAGATTAAAAAACAAACACTTGTGTTTGATAATCTTTGGGAGTTTGCACAAGCCCTTTAGGCTTGTGCTTCGCCCCATCTTAGAATAATATTTGCATCAGTTGCTGCGCCGCCAACTTTATATACGTTAAGTGCTAGTACATC